CGAAGCTTATGAAGATATTGAAGAGCATATTGCCATGCAACCGCTGCCCCAGGGCCCAGTTCCCTCTCTTCCCAATGCCGTAAAGGGTAAGCCAGGTCCTAAGCCGCGGCCCACTATCCCATCTCCTCAGGTTTCTAGCCCTATGGATCACGTGCACGCAGGTCCTGGTATGGGAAAAACGCGTGACTGAATTAGACGAACTCCCAGTTGAAGCCTTCACGCCCGTAAAGACGGAAACGTCTACGGGCTGGAAGATTAGGGAAATCGGTGAACCGACTGAACACGTAGATTATGTGAAGCGCATGGCTGCGGAAATGCTTAAGGGCCCACGCCCCCCTAGGCCGGTAGTGCCTACGCACTTCAATGGAAAGCTTATTGCCGATCTATTGCCAGATGAGCGCAAAGCGTTTTACTTTTCCATGCAGCCTAAATCAACCCAGGAAGCCATTACAAGGCAAAAAGATCGTCATCCATCCGAAGATAAAGACTTTTCCCTGCGTCCGATGTCGGACGATTGGCTTGCGGTTAAGGATGCCAAGAACCCAGTTGGGTCCGATGAGTGGTTGGCCGAAATTACGAACGAACGCAAGGTTTCAACAAAAGAGATTGTTTTAGGCGAGGACCTAAGGCGCAAGCCACGTAATACCTTCGGCGATGCGCATGACACGCCCACCCTTACGCCTCAAATGAAAGAAAAGGCCGTGCAAGCGTTCATGTACAGCAAGCCTCACGACCTAAAGGATGAGGAAATCAAAAGAATCACAAAGCTAGAAGAGATCGTAAACACTCCCATGGATCCCCCAGTACAAAAGAAGCAAGGATTCTGGGCGCGCTTATTTAGAAAAGATCCCAACCCGTCAGAAGGCCGCAAATTTAAAACCAAATATAGATTCACTGAAAGCGGCTTAATGATTACCGGATCCGAAGAGGTCAATAGTGAAGACCGATAGGCAATTCCTAATGGAACTCTTTTTAGAAGAGGGAATCCCCGTAAAACTTAAGAAGCGCATGGCTAAGCATATGGGCCAAGAACCGCACTATGTGCCGCCTCAACCCCAAAAGTCCATTCCAATGGCAAAGATCGCTGGCCCAGCTCAAGCCCCAAGCACCCAACGTCTATTAGATCAAATGGCCGCCGAAACCGGATCCGCCCCTCCCTCCGAAGCAGTAACGCCTACGGATGCAGTAGCGGTGACTCCCGCAGCAGTAGCAGCCCTAAATGCCAGAAGAGCCGTGATTAGCGCCTCAGTGGCAAACGGAGCATTTACAGGCAAGCCAAATGACGGACGAACAAGCCCAAAGAAATGGTGAATAATGACTAGGACGAAAGGAATTCCTACTACAATGTCCGATGGCTACGCGATGGACCGCTACGAACGCGATCGCCTTGGGAGGTACGGCCACACCCCCCAAAACGAACCCTACTCTCAAAGCGATCTTCTCCTAGCCTATGACATTTGGTCCCAAGATAAACACGAGGATAGGCAAAAGCATTGGGACTTCTACTGTGATGTTAGGGATTGCGTCAAACTTGGAACAAATGCTAAAATCACTAAAATGCAGAAAGAAAAGCGCGAGCGCTACTCCTACAACTAAATGACAGCACTACAAGCAGTTTACAAAAGCCACCGCACCACAGCAGATAAAGCCTTCTCTATCACCTTTGAACTAGGAGAAGACATGGCCGATTGCGTTAACGATGTCTATAAGCTAAGATCAGAGCCACTCTATGTCATTGTGATGACCGATGCAGAGTATCAAATGACTAAGAGCGACATGAGCCTAAAATAGGAAGAAACAGGATGCCTAGGCCGGTAAAAGGAGAAAAGACACCAGGAAGCGGCAGGAAGCCAGGAACTCCTAATGCAGACACTCGCACCCTTGAGGCAATCTGCGTAAAAATAAAGTTGCAGCCGAAGCAAAAGCTATTTCGCCAGGCGCTTAACGATTATCCTATTGTTGCGTTTGGTGGAGCGCGAGGCGGCGGTAAATCATACGCTGTTAGAAACATCTTCCTGCTTAGAATGCTTGAGCAGCCCGGAAGAAGCGGCGTAATCTTTCGCAAGAGCTTCCCAGAACTTGAAAGCAATCACATTCGTCCACTATTCCAAGAGCATCCTGGACTGCGTGAGTTTTGGAATGAATCTAAGAAGCTATTGTCTCTTCCAAATGGCTCGACACTTCAGTTCTCGCACTGTTCAAATGAAACCGATGCTTATCTTTACCAAGGGCGTGAATATTCAGACTTTGCCTTTGATGAGGCTGGGCAAATAACCGAAGGTCTTTTCCGCACATTGCTTGGTTCTAATCGTTCAAGTAAGCCGGGCATTAAGCCAGCCTGTGCCATTAGCATGAATCCTGGTGGCATTGGGCATGGATGGATCAAGCGCCTTTTTATTGAAAAGAAGTTCAATGAAAGAGAGAGGCCACAGGATTATTATTTCATCCAATCATTGATTTCTGATAACGAAAAAGCCGAACTAACGCGATCAGGTAACGATGGCTAGGGGAAAGAAGACGGGCGGCAGGAACTTCGCTAAGGGAAACGTGTCAAACCCTAAGGGAGGGGGAGCTATATCGCCCCAAGTCAGAGCATTAAGAAAGATCACGCTCGAACACATCGAAGAAGTCGCCGACGTAATACTTGACGGGAACATTGAGAAGTTAAAGCTGTTGGCATCGGATCCAGAAACAAGCGTGCTAAAGGTGTGGATAGCCAAGGCCGCAGCTACGGGGATTCAAAAGGGCGATCTCCACTCCCTAACTATGATTTTAGATAGGGTACTGGGAAAGTCCACGGAGAACGTGAAAACCCAAGGCGAGATCAAGGTCATTATTGAAGACTATAGTAAAAAGTAATGGAACTGCGGATATCGCTCCAGCCCAAGCAAAAGGAATTTCGTGAATCGATTAAAGCGTATTCCGTCTCGGGATTTGGTGGAGCTAAGGGCGGCGGTAAAAGCTATTCATTGCGCAATATCTTTCTTGCGCGTAGGTTTGAGTACCCTAGAAGCACAGGTGCGATATTTAGAAAAACGTTTCCCGAGCTCGAAGCGAACCACATCCGCCCGCTCTTTCAAGAGCACCAGGGACTAAAAGAGTATTGGAATGAGTCAAAAAAGCTACTATCACTCCCCAATGGTTCAACGCTTCAGTTCTCTCATTGCACGAATGAGATGGATGTTCTTCTGTATCAGGGCCGGGAGATTAACGACCTTGGAATTGATGAGGCAGGGCAGTGGTCCGAGTCAATGTTTAGAACGCTTTTGGGAAGCAACCGCTCCAGCCTTCCCGGAGTACCGGCTAGATGTGCGCTTACTTTTAACCCTGGCGGGCTTGGACACGGGTGGATTAAGCGGCTATTCATCGACCGTAAATTTAACGAACGTGAGAGGGCGACAGATTACCATTTCATTCAAGCCCTCATCGCCGACAACAAAGCACTCCTAGACAACGATCCCGACTATGTACATCGCCTCAACACTGAAACCAGTGAAGCATTAAGAAAGGCTTACTTATATGGAGACTGGGACATCCTTGCCGGACAATTTTTCAGCGAATTATCGAGAACAGCGCACCTTATTTCCCCCTTCGAAATACCTACTCATTGGAATAGATTCGGCGCTCATGATTTCGGTTTTAACCACCCTGCGGCAACTGGATGGTTTGCTAATGACCAAGATGGAAATACGTTTCTGTATAGAGAATATATTGCTGCTGGAAAGCGAGTTGACGAAGTTGCATCGCTCCTTAATCGCTATCCAGAGTCAAAAGAAATCACCTTCTTCGCCGGCCACGACTGCTGGGCAAAGAAAAGCAACACGGTCAACGCAGCCCAGGGCCAAAACCCGCCGACGATCGCGGAAGAGTTCTTAAGCCATGGTATTCATCTTAGGCATGCTACCATTGATAGGATTGCTGGAGCTGCTCATCTTAGAAGCTATCTGGCACTCAGGGGCGAAGCTAAAAGGCCAAGGTTTTATATTTTTAACACGTGCCCTATTACTTATGACTGCCTTAGCCGTATGGTACATGATCCTAATCGTGTTGAAGATGTTCTAAAGCAAGATGCGATAGACGGCGATCCAATGAGCGGAGACGATCCATACGATATGGTTAGGTATGGATTGATGAGCAGGCCATCAGTCACAGATCCGGTAAAGCCAAAGCCCCCCGTGGGTTCCCGTGAATGGTACATGGCTCAGAACAACATCTCTTGGGATCAAGAACGCGAAAAGCTAATCCAACAGTCAGGAGATTCCGGATCGTTCCCGGAAATCCCCGATAATCCGTGGGGGAATCTCTAAGCAGCACTTTGGCGTCTAACGAGGACGCCGATGATTCCATTCCTAAAGCACGCAAAAG